TAACTTCTGCCTATGGATTTTATAATACATCATCAACAGCAGGAGCTTCTTTTACTTTAAATGCCTACTTTCATTTCTTTGCCGAACAAGGTACATTTGGTGTAGGTTCAACGGTTTCAAGTCAATATGGATTTTATGTTGGTGCGTCATTAATAGGTGCAACCAACAACTTCGGATTCTACGGCAACATTGCAAGTGGCACTGGTCGTTGGAATTTTTACGCTGCTGGAACTGCACTGAATTATTTCAATGGCAATACTCTCATCGGCAGCACAACCAATTCTGGCGAGAAGCTACAAGTCACTGGCACTGCGAAGATAACGAGCAAACTATCAATGGGTGCTGGTACAACAAGCAACGCACAAATCAACTTAGCGTCATCAACTGCACCAACAACACCTGCAAATGGGGACATTTGGTTTGATGGCACAGACTTAAAAATGAGAATAGGTGGAGTAACGAAAACATTTACTTTAGTATAAACAAATCATTAATTAATAAAATAAAATAAAATGTCAAACATTCAACCTGTAGATTTTCCGATAGTAGGAACAGCAGTAAAACTTTCAGTATTAGTTTTGAACTTTAGTACTTCAGATGTTACTGCAGGTACTTATTATCAACTATTAACAGAAGATGGTAAAGTATGTCTTAGTGGTAACTATCAAATGACTGAAGAGCAGTTTGCTTCTTGGGGTCTTGATAACTCTGTAGTAGATGATTATGTAGCTGAATATTTAGGTGTAAATATTATTTAATGCCCGTAATACAACCGATTACTAGTTCTTCTGGTTCTTTTCCTTATGTTCCTAATACAAGAACTCTAACTATTAATGGAGTTGCTTATGATTTAAGTGCTGATAGAAGTTGGACAATTAGCACTAGTGGAACGGGAACGGTAACAAGTGTTGCCTTATCTGCTACTATGCCTACGGGTTTAGTAGCTAGTATAAGCGGCTCTCCTATTACCTCAAATGGTACGCTAGGATTAACAGTAACTATGCAAAGTGGTTATGCTATTCCTACTACCGCTAAACAAACACAATGGGATAGTGCTTATTCTTTTACGAGTACATTTCCAACTGGTACGGCTCAACAATTACTAAGGTATAATACTCTTGGTACTGCTTTAGAGTTTTTTACTCCTAGTTATTTAGTAGCAGGTGATATTATTGCTACCACTCCACTTGTTTGGAATAGCACAACGAAGACTATGAGCATACCTGCTGCGACAAGCAGTGTGAATGGATACCTTTCAAGCACAGACTGGATTACATTTTCTTCTAAGCAACCTGCTATTACCTTAACAACAACTGGGAATAATGGTAGTGCTACATTAATAGGAGCTACACTTAATATTCCGACTTACACCTTAGTAGGACTAGGAGGAATGAGTAATCCATTTACAACAGGTATCGGTCAAATGATATACTCCAATGGTGCTGGTGCGCCTTTGTCCTTAGCACCAAACACCTCAACGACCAAGAAGTATCTATCCATGACTGGTGATGGCACTAATGGTGATGCTCCTTTCTGGGATACCATTAGCACTGGGGTAAGTGGAACAACAAATTACATTGCTAAGTTTACTTCATCAACTACTATTGGCAATAGTTTAATTTATGATGATGGTACCAATGTTGGTATAGGTACAACAAGTGCAGCTGGGAAGTTTGAAATAAAATCATCTGCGTCAAGTTATACAACAGCACCAGCCATAACATTCACAGATAATGCAGGGGTATCTGATTCAAGATGGATAGCAGGTAATATTGCTACTACTTATGGTGCATTTAATATTGCAGTAGCTGCAAGTGCTTCAAGCACATCTTATACTCCAGTAATAACTGCATTACAAAATGGTAATGTAGGGATAGGTGCTACATCACCAACTGAAAAGTTACATGTTGTTGGTAACGGATATTTTAATAGTAGTAGCACAACAATATTAACAACTAATTCATCTAATAGTACTGGTAATACATCTTTACAAATTAATGCATTAGGTAGTGCTAAGGGTTTAATAGGTTATGGAACATATTTAACAACTGATGGTGGTGTTGCTATTAGAACAGCATCATCTACTCCTTTTACTATTGCAATAGGAGGTTCTATTCCTACTGTAACAGTAGCTACAACTGGTAATGTTGGTATAAATACACCAACACCTGCTGTAAAATTAGATACACAATTAACAACTGGAACTGGGTCGCAATTAGTAGCTAGGTTTTTAGGAGGTACAAACGCAAATGGTAATGCAGGAGGTATTGCTGTTGGTACAACTCAAACACAAGCTGGTTATATTTTTGGAGAGCAAACTTCAGTAAATAGTGGAGATTTAGTTTTTGGTGTTCAATCTTCTGGTGCTTATACTGAAAGAAGCAGAATAAAACAAAGTGGACAACTTAAGTTAAACGCTTACACCTCCGTAGCATCATTTAGCGGCACAATAGCTGGGCTACTTGCCTTTGATTCTAGTGGTAATGTAATAACAAGGAATAACGTGGTGGATTTGTCTTTAACGACAACGGGCAATAGTGGTAGTGCAACATACAACACTGTAACAGGTGCGTTAAATATTCCTACCTACACCTTAGCAGGTTTAGGAGGTATGGCGAATGTGTTCACCTCTCTCGGTGACATTGTCTATTCTAATGCTGCTGGTTCGCCTCTTAGGTTGACTGGTAATACCACAACAACAAAGAAGTTTTTATCACAGACTGGTGATGGTGTAAGTAGCGATGCACCTTTCTGGACAACAATATCTATATCAGATGTGAGTGGTGCGATTAGCTTAACTGCTTTGTCTGCATCATCACCATTATCTTATAATAGCAGTACGGGTGCGTTCTCTATTCAAGTAGCTAACGTGTCACAAAATGGCTACTTATCATCTTCCGATTGGAGTACTTTTAATAGTAAGCAAACACAAATCACTCTAACCACAAGCGGAAGTAGTGGTGCATCAACATTTAATGCTATTAGTGGTGCGTTAAATATCCCAGAGTACACTTTAGCAGGTCTAGGTGGCTTGTCTAATCCTATGACAAGTCTTGGTGATATGATTTATGGCAACTCGGCTGGTGCGCCTCAACGTCTTGCTCCTAACACAACCACAACAAGGAAATATTTGTCAATGTTAGGTGATGGTACAAGCGGTGCTATCCCTACATGGGAGACTATTAATAGCTTGACGGGAACTGGTACAAGCGGCTACATCACCTATTGGAACGGAACAAGTAGTGTAACCGCATCAGCTAACTTGGTGTTTGATGCAACCAACACAAGGTTTGGTTTAGGCATATCTACCCCATCCGTAATGACCCACTTTAGGGCAGCTAATGGTGCAACTATAATGAGGATGGAGAATAGTGATACTATTGTATCGATTGGTGAGACCATAGGTAAGATTGAGTTTTATGGTAATGACGTGGGTGCAGGTAGTGGGGTTACGGCTTACATAGACTGCCGAGCAACATCTATCAATGGTGACAATGCTATTGATATATTTAGCGGTAGCAATGGTAACGTAGTAGGCGGTGTTTCGGTATTACCAAGTGGTGCAGTGAACTTTACACCTATAAGCACCCCAGCAACGGCAGCAGCAGGAGACGTATATTACGATTCATCAACAAACAAATTAAGGTGCTATGATGGCACATCTTGGAATGATTTATTTTAGTATATTTGTTAAAACTTAAGTTATGTTAACAGAATTAAAAGCGAAGGCATACGACCTTCTAGCACAATTAGAGTATCTTCAAAAACAATTGCAAGAAGTAAACCAACAGATTGCAGAAGAAATCAAAAAGAATGAGGATTCTTCTAATTAGTATTTTATTTTTTAGTTGTGTTTCTGAAAAGAAGCTAGTTAAATTTTGTGCAGAGAAGTACCCATGTGATACTACTATTGTACGAATAGATACTAGCTTTTTTTCGGATACTCAGTACATCAAGACAGAAACAATAGATACTTTTATTGTAACGCAAAATAAGACGATTCTAGAGACTAAATACGTAGAATCAACTGCTAAGCTACAACAAGCAGTAAAGGGTCATAAAAAGGCTCTAAATGACTTATATTCAAAAGATATAGCTATTGTCCTAGAGTTAAATAGAACTATGGACAAGATGGCTAAAGATACTGCTATTTTATCTGCACAAGTTAGGAAGCTAGAAAAGGAAAAAACAGAGTTAAAAACAAAGTTAAAGAGTGCGAATAACTTTAAATGGTCAGTAATTGCAATAGGTTTATTTTTGTTACTCATTGTGTTTTATAAGTGGTTTAAGCCCCGACTTTTCTAAGTTAGGGCTTTTTCTATAGATTTTGCTTATAGGCTATAGAAAGAATTTATATAAATATTTTGTGGAAAAGTGCTTGGTTATTAAAAATAGCTTTATATTTGCTATATAAATCACAACACAATGAAACTACAAAACAAGCAAGACCTTCAGAACGTTCTTAACGAGATTGAGAATTTATCTACTAACGAATCTTTTATTAAAGATGTTATTAAGTGGCTTCCTAAATTTAATATTTCAGTTGAAGAATGGGAGCAAAACAAAATGCCAATTTTAGTTTATTTTGCATCTAAAGTAGTATTAAAATAACATGGGGTTAAATACCCCTTTTAAAACCAAACACAATGAACACAATTAAAATCAAAGGCAAGGACTATGTCACAGTCAGCGAAAGGCTGAAGCATCTAGCGGAGCATTACGATTACGCAATTAACACAGACTACCAGTATTTCCCAGAACGCAAAATGTGGGTAGTTAAGGCAACTCTTATAATCAAGAAAGGAGATGCAGAATGGACTTATACTGGACTAGCACAAGAAATTGAATCCAACAATTACAAAGAGGTTAATCATACTTCAGCCCTAGAGAACGCAGAAACATCTGCAGTGGGTAGAGCATGTGCAATGGCAGGAATAGGAATAGACGGAGGCATAGCATCTGCAGAGGAAGTTAACAAGGCTATTAATAGAGTAGACGAAGTAGGAGAAGAAGCTAGGCTTAAACTTTTATCTATGTTGGAGAATACAACCTATGAAGAAAGACAAAAAGAGGTTCTAGCTTTACGAATTGAGGATATAAAAACTGCAGAGGAGTTTGATAAAGCCTTCCAAAATCTAGAAATGAATCAGATTCAAGATAAAGACAGAATTGCAATGGGTTTAAATTACAATCAATCAGACATTAAAAAAGCACTCAATGTTGGAAAAACTAAATGACCACTACTCTAGGATGGTAGCTTTCCTAGAAAAGCCTATGGGTAGTGAATACGAGCCATTACTAGACCGATTAGATAAGCTAGGAGTATTAATAGCTAAAGCAGGACAATACCAAGTAGAGTGCCAATATAAAATAGACGAGGTTATAGATATTGAGTGTCAAGTCAACCTAGAACTATTAGATAAATACTCTGCTAGTACATTTAATATGATGGTCAAGGCTAAGGCAAAAGACTGGACTAGATTAAAGACTGGATTTGAAAAATGTTATTCATCTGGAGTACATCAAATGGAAGCTATAAGAACAGTAATAAGTTTTGAAAAAGAAAAAATGAAAATCTTATGACTACTTTTCAAAAAATACCACCTGCAGACAGGCAACTTATCATGGCAAAGATTTTCCATCACGCATGGTATGACGATACTAGAGGTAGATTTTTGCTAGAGATTTTAAACGATTGGGAAAAGAACCCATGTAAAGAAGTTAAATTTTTAAATGAAATAAACAATGGAACAGAAGAAACCGAATTATGCTAAAGGAATCTTTTTGACTAAGAGAAAGTCAAAAGCAGGTAAAGAGTATCTAGAGTTATCAATTAAAAAAGATGTAGGCTATGATAAGTACCTATGTTTTCTATCAGATAAGATAGACCAATTTGGTAACCAGACTTTTTCAGTAATGGTAAAGGAAGAACAAGCTAAAGAACAAAAGACGGATTTACCTTTTTAGTAAACACAAAACACAATGAAAAGAGAACAAATTAAATCACTTATTAAATCACACTACTTAATGATTAACAGATTAGAAAGCCTATTGGATGAAGAACCAGTAAGCCTAAAAAGAAAAACCTGCCCAGCAGATAAGGTTATAGATTTAGTAAACGAGGTATTTAACACAGAGTGCAGGGAGAATACAAGAAGGAAAAGAGTTGTATTAGCTAGACATTGTGCAGCATATTTATTAAGAGAATATACCAATATGACTTTAGTAGATATTAGCAATTCTTTAGGAAATACAGACCATGCTACTTGTTCTCATTCCATAAAAACTGCTAAAAACATGATAGAAACAGATGAGGATTATGCAGAAAAAGTGGAAAAAATAAAGTTAATTTTAGAAGAAAAGTAGTATATTTGTTTTATGAAGGTAGCCGACTTCATTAGAAACTTTTTTATATCCTTATTGGGGGATGGGCGGCTACCCTGAACCCGATAGGGATTTTTTATTTTATGTCTAAAGACCCAGCAGTGCTATTATACACAAGCGATTTTTTAAGCGGAACATTTACCATGTCTGACGAGCAAGTTGGTAGGTACATAAGGCTTTTATGTTTACAACATCAAAAAGGAAAACTAAATGAAAAGGATATGCAGAGCATATGCAAAGGATATGATTCTGACGTTTACGAGAAATTTGATTTAGTAGATGGTTATTATATAAACAAAAGGATGTATGAGGAAGCAGAAAAGCGTTCTAAGTTTACTGAATCTAGAAGAAAAAATGCTAGTGCTAAGCATATGCCTAACCATATGGAAAATGAAAATGAAAATATAAATGAAAATAGAAATAGAAATGTATTAGTATATCCAAGTTCAGAATTTCAAAATTTATGGGAACAATGGATAGATTATAAAAAAGAAGAACATAAAGATAGATATAAGTCTACTAAGACAGAACAAATAGCTATCAATAATTTAGTTAAATTGTGCAACGGAGATTTAAAGATGGCACAGGAAATAGTTAACAATAGTATAGCTAATAAATACAAGGGTTTATTTGAAATAAAATACTACGGACAAAAGGCAGCACCCAAAGATAAGATGCAGCAATATGTTGAAAAATTTGATGAAATAAAAAGACAAATCAATGCAAGAAATAACACTAGCGAAGCAGACAACGAGATTAAAAGATTGTCATTCTAATAAGATTGTAGATACAATAGCTAAGGGATTAATGATTCTTGGTTTAAGAGGTGAAATGATACCTACTCCACCAGAATTTAATTACATGGTAGATATGTTACAAAAAGACTTTGCTAACCTACCAATAGGAGAACTAGACCTAGCGTTTGAGTTAATGGCTAAAAATAAGCTAGACGAGAATCCAGAAACATACCAGAACTTTTCAGTTCTTTACCTAAGTAGAATGATGGGTGCTTATGCTAGGTTTGTTAGAAGTAATTATGTAGAACCTAAGCAGGAATATAAACAACTAGAGCAGCCTAAATTAGACACACAGGAAATGTTTTACTTTGCTCTGGATATTTACAAAAAATCAAAGGATAAGAGTTTTGATAAGATATTTATGGCTCTGGAAGTTTTTAAACATATCTTGAAAAATAATTTGATGGAATTTAATTATTCTGAAATATATAACTTAACTTTAATAAAGCTAAAGGAAAGGATAATAGACAGAGAATCTAAGAACAAAATAAACGAGATTCTAAAAGATGAAGACCAGCTAGAGAATATGTGTAGAAGAATGGCAGTTAAAATCTATTTTGATTCACTATAAAAACACAAACAATGAAAAAATACTTTATAGAATACGCTGGTAAAAGCAAAGAAGTAGTAGCGAGTTCATATAGATTTTTAGATGATTTAATATTTTTTTATCTTGGTGAAAAAGCAATATTTGCAGTAAACAAAAATTTAATTGAATCAGTTAGTTTTCATATAGAAGAAATAGATTATAATGATATTGATTTATCTAAATTAATAACCGATTATTTTTTGACAGAACTTAGAATTGAAGATTCAACTCTTGGTAATGATGATTCTTATCGTATTGCATTAGATATAATTTTAGGTCATAATAATAAACTTACACAATTCGGTAATTATAATAAAAATTTCTACCCAACTATAAAAGAAGCTAAGAATAAATTGATTAGAGATTTTATAATAAATTCAATTAAATCACATTTAAAACAAACACAATGAGTTACGATTTCGTTAGTATTGACAACAAAGATTCTGTAGTTTACAGAATAGCACATCTTCTAAAAAATAGAAGTGAAACAGGAATAAGGAAGTACGGAACAACCTTAGACCGAACAGACCTAGAAGTAAAGCAGTGGATAGACCATGCAATAGAGGAGGCTTTAGACCATGCTTTATATTTACAACGTATAAAAGATTCTTTATGAGCAAGTTTGATGAAATAATCATAAGAATTACTTTGCTTTTGTTACTAATAATTGCAGTAGGAGTATTATCACTAATCATAAAAGATTTATTATGAAAATATCAGATTGCTGCGGAGCAGAAATGACCGAACCAAATATGATAGATTACGGAATATGCCCAGATTGTAAAGACCATTGCGAATGGGTAGATTATGATTCAGATGATGATTTAATTTACAACAACTTTTGCCACGAAGGAGGGATAAAATATGAAAGCAATACTTGAATTTAATCTTGACAATGAAGAAGATTTGCTAAATTATAATTTATGCAATAACGCTTCTAACTTGCACTCTTGCCTGTTGGAGTTTAACAACAAACTTCGGGTAATGTGCAGACATTCAGAAAATGAAGAAGCCTGTAAAATTAGAGAAATGTTTATCGAATATTTGAATCACTATAAAATACAATTATGAATATTGAAATTAAAGGACTAGAAACTGGAGTAACAACAATAACTTTAACATATAATGGCAAAAGTTACATGACAGGTTGTTTTTTTCAAGAAGAAGCTGGAGAAAAAATACAATTACTAATTGACAAAGCAATAGAAGATGACACCACAACAGAAGTTTAAAAAAGATATGAAGTTTTTACAAGAAAATTATAGAAGAACTTACCATCCTACATGGTATGAAAAAACTATTGATATATTATTTTCATTTCCATTTATTTTATTAATATTAACACTTATATATATTATTAATTTAATTTTAAAAATTTATGAAAACAGATAAGATAACTGTAATGCTAAAGAAGAACCAAGAAAGATTAAATCTGCATTGGAGAGTAACTAATAAAGGCAAGTTATTTGAACATAATGGCTTATGGTATGATGAATCTTTTTTAGAGCAAATGTTCCCGAAATACGAACTTTGTAAATACCTAAGCAAAGGAGAAAACCCCGACAGTAAATCACTTAAATAACATATATGAACTATCAAATGACAGATGCCAATGGCAATAGGCTAGTGCTAGAATCTGGCAGACCAATGCCGCTAAGATTATTTCTAAAAGGTCAAAGACCTAAATTAATTGCACATTACAATCCAGAGCAGAAAATATTAATACTTAAAAGAAATTCAGAAAGACACTACCATTATAAATCTAAATCCTATGGGTTTAACTACGCTATTCTAGATAGCCTAGAGATTGAGCAGGTACACCTAACAATAGATAAAGAAAGATTTAATATTCCATTTAAGGCTTTTGAATCAGCTAGAGTTTTAAACTTTAGTCAGAGTGGGTTTGAAGTACAGAAATTTTTACCTGTAGAAATAATCAGAAACTATGCGGTGTAAACTTTGCAACAAACATTTTACAATAACAATACATAAAAGCCAAAGGGGACTGGCTATATGCCCTCATTGTGGATATGACTGCAGCAGAATTAACACGCTGGGCGAAATCTCATTTAGAAAGACAAGGTTACAGATTGAACAGAGTAAACAACATTCCAGTAAGACGCAGGAAGGGAACAATAGAGAAGGGTTGGGCAGACTTACAAGGCTATGACCAGAACGGAATTTATACCGCAGTAGAGGTAAAAACTGAATTGGATAGATTAAGTGACGAGCAGAGAGCAAGGCTACAAGATGCAGAAAGATGCGGTGCTAATGTATTTATTTGTACCTTAGTGGAAGGAGAACCATTTTTAATTCAGTTTGAAGGTTACAAGAAATGATATATTAGTAGAGTTTTGGCAATCGCAGGAAGTAAACGATGCGATAGGCAAGATGCACCCTGTAGAGTTGCAAGACGAATTAAAAAGTGAACTTTTCTTAATACTAGCAGAGATTTCAGAGGAAAAGATAATAGACCTTTACAATAAAAAACAATTAAGGTTTTATGTAGTACGAATAATGTTAAACTTAGTTAGAAGCACAGACCATAAGTTCTACAAGAAGTTTAGAAACTTTGTAGAGTATGAACCGATAGAAAAGATTGAAACAGAGCAGGTTGATGTTACTAGTTATGTAAGAGAACACTACGAAGATTTATATTGGTATGAGAAAGAGATTTTAAGGTTATATACTTTTGAGTTTAATTGTAATGCTAAAAAATTAAGTCAAGCTACAGGGATTCCTTATATATCAGTTATAAGAACTTTGAACAAAACTAAAAAAGAACTTAAATCTAAAATTAGAGGATGGTAATTATAGCAGCAGTATGCTTCGCAGTTTTCTTTGTAGATATACATAGATTCTACGCTAAGTGGAAACTAAACTTTAAGCCTTTTAATTGTGCTTCTTGTCTAGCTAGTTGGATTTCACTAGGGTTATATTTTAGTCCTACAATAATACAAGAGATTGTTTTAGTGATGTTTGCTTCTGGAGTAGCTGCACCAATTTTTAAAATATTAATGGATATATTATGGAACAAAGCCACAAGGACTATTTAGAAGAACACATAGGTAACTACCATACTTGCCAGAATGGATATATAAGAAACCTAGACATTCATCTTTTAAATATGTATGAGCATATCTATAGAACATATTTAGACCCACAATTTGTTTTAACTAAATGGTGTTCAAGTTGTGTTATGGATTGCGTACAAAGATTATATGCTTATTACCTAGCACTACCACAAGAGCAGGTTCAAGAATTACCAAAGAAAAAAGGCAGACCTAAAAAAAATGAGAATACTAGGAATAACACAGAAGCATAGTGGAGTAGGATGGCATAGGATAATGATGCCACTAACACACATGAAAAAAGACTATTGTCTAATTACTGATGTACTTAATGACGAAGTATTAGAGAAAGGCTTTGATATTGTTGTTATTAATAGGATGCTCAACATAGAACCAGAGCAGATAGAGAAATGGAAAGCTAAATACAACTTTAAGTTAGTAATTGATAATGATGATTATTGGAAGTTAGATGCTACTCATGTTTTATATCAACGTTACCAAAACGGAAATATAGCTAATAAGATAACTAACTATTTAAGGCTAGGGGATATAGCAACTGTAACGCATGAAAGACTAGCAGAAGAAGTATATCCGTATAATAAAAACGTTCATATAATACCTAATGCTTTACCTTACGGAGAAGAACAATATTTAGAAAATAAAATACCTAGTGATGTAGTGAGGTTGTTTTGGTCTGGTTCAGATACTCACCAGCATGATTTAAAAATATTAAAAGAACCTGCTAAGCGTCTAACAAACCTTCCTGTAAAAATGGTGATGGCTGGATATGTTGAGAGTGATGTATGGAATACGATGGCTTTTTATTTTTCAGCAGGAAGAAAATTAGATACTAAGATATACCGCTATAATGACGTAACTAGATACATGGAGGCTTATGGTGATTCAGATATAAGTTTAATTCCGTTAGTTGATAGTAAGTTTAACGGAATGAAGTCGAATTTAAAAATACTAGAAACGGCTGCAAAGAAAAATCCTGCTATTGTTAGTAATGTGCATCCATATAAGGATATGCCAGTATTCTATGTGAATAAACAAACAGATTGGTTTAAATGGATTAAACTTTTGACTAAAGACAAATGGCTTCGTGAGGAAAGTGGAAGGGAGTTATACAAGTATTGTTATGACAATTTTAACCTAAGTGTGATAAATCAACAAAGGGAAAGCATTTATAGACAGTTATGCCAGTCACTAAATGCTCATCTAACGGAAAGTACAGAATAGGAAAAGGCTCATGTATTTATGAGACCGAAGAAGCAGCACATAGAGCATGGGCAGCTATACGAGTAGCAATGGCTGATAGTTATAACGACTATCCACAAGCAGCAGTTAACGCAGCTAAAAGAGCAGTAGCTTGGGCAGAAAAAAACGGATGGGGTTCTTGTCTCACGCAAGTCGGCAAAGCCAGAGCATACCAAATTTCACGAAAAGAAAATATCACGAGGGAAACCATAAGCAGGATGGCAGCTTTTGCTAGACATCTGCAATATAAAGACGTTCCATATTCAGAAGGTTGCGGTGGCTTAGCAGTCGATGCTTGGGGCGGACAGGCAGGTATTGAATGGGCACAAAGAAAATTAAAAGAATTAAAAGGTGAGTAAATTAGAAGAACTAGGGATAAACTTAGGTTTATCTGTGGCAGGTTTTTTTGGTTCTGTATTCTTTATAGAAAAAGGAAAAGATTTGCGAGAAACTTTAGTAGCTATGTGCGGTGGGGTTGCTTCTGCAAATTACTTAACACCAGTTGTTAGCGACTGGTTCGGAATAGATAAAATTAACCATCAATTTTCAGTAGCCTTTATTTTAGGATTCATGGGATTGAAGGGAGTAGAAAGAATGGCTCATAAATTGTTTAACCAAAAATCAAAATAATGAAAGAGTACTTTCAAAACGTAAAGACAACCCTATTTGGTACTATTGCTGGACTTCCAATTCTTTTGGAAGGTATTGCATCAAAGAACTGGGAAAGAGCCTTAGAAGGTCTAGGAATCCTTTTAATAGGAATCTTTGCCAAAGATGCCAAGTGATAAAATCACAATAGAACGAATAGCATTGCTTCATCCCAAATTACGGGATGAGGCTCTAGCTATTTATGATGAGATTTGCGAATCCTTAACAAATAGCGTCTGCAGATTTTCTTATACACTTAGAACATTTGCAGAGCAGGATAAATTATTTGCACAGGGTAGAACTACTAAAGGAGCAAAGGTTACAAATGCTAGAGGTGGTTTTAGTTACCACAATTATGGGTTAGCTTTAGATATAGTTCTACTCATAGACAAAGATAAAAATGGGTTATACGAAACTGCTATCTGGGATGTAAAAGGTGATTTTGATAGAGATGGGAAAGCAGATTGGATTGAAGTTGTAAATATATTTAAGCAGTTTGGATGGGAATGGGGAGGAGACTGGAGATTTGTAGATAACCCACACTTTCAAAAAACATTCGGTTATTCAGTAAGACAATTACTTGATTTACATACAAGAGGGAAAGTAGACAAGAACGGATATGTTCTGATATGAAAATAGGAAAACTAGTTAAAGAATATTTAACAACCTATCCAGATACTAAAAGTTATACTCTTGCTAAAAAAATATACCAAGAGCATAAGATTTCTAATTTAGAAAATATCCGTAAGGCTATTAACTATTACAGAGGTTCTAATGGTGCAAAGAGCAGAAAGACTTTATTAAATAAAACTTTTCAGAAACCACTAACTTTTGACACTAGAAATTCAACTATGGAAAAAATTAACACTAGTGCTAAAGTTCTAATATTAGACATAGAAACTGCTCCTATATCTGCTTACGTTTGGGGGATATGGAATCAAAACGTAGGAACGCATCAAATACAATCAGATTGGTTTTGTTTGACTTGGGCAGCTAAATGGTTGTTTGAGGATAAAGTATATTCAGCTAAACTCAAACCTGCAGAAATCCTAGAGCAAGACGATAAACGAATTATAGAAGGCATATGGAAGTTAGTTAATGAGGCAGATATAGTTATAGCACACAACGGAGAGAAGTTCGATATGCCTAAACTTAACTCTAGATTTATAATTAACGGACTAAAACCTCCATTACCATATCAACAAATAGATACGCTTAAACATATTAGGAGGCAGTTCGGGTTTACGAGCAACAAGTTAGACTATGTAAATAAATTGTTAAACCTAGAACGAAAAAAAGAAACTAATTTTGAGTTGTGGGAAAGATGTATGAAAGGGAATAAAGACGCATTAAAAGAAATGGAGGACTATAATGTTCAAGATGTTCGTATCTTAGAGGAAACCTACCTAATGATTAGAGCATGGATAAAACCACACCCAAACATGGGTTTATTCATACTAGATGAGAAGGAGCACAGATGCCCTAATTGTGGAAGTGCAGATTTAGAAATAATGGGTAAGACTTATAACACCACTGCGAATGTTTACGAATTAATGAGATGTAGTAATTGTGGTGCAAGTTCTAGAAAAAGACTAGGAGCAGCTAATATAAAACAAAAAAGACATTTACTAATATCAACAAAATGATACCTAAAAAATTTAACAAAATGAGTATTCAAGAGCAG